CTAGATATAGTGCTGGACCCAATATTGTCTATTCCCATGTGAGAGAGCTTGTTTTGGCAAACGCGGATGTGTTTCCTGAGCTTAAACGCAACACCTTCAGTGTTGTTATTTCACATTACAGTGGCGGTAAGCGCGCTGAGTATGAGAGAGCGCGAGAGTCGCTCCTCATCGATCCTTTAACAGAACGTGACAGCAGGCTGCGCATGTTCTTGAAAGATGACAAATACCATACGTGGGAGTTTAAAGCACCTAGGTGTATACAATTCCGTTCTAAGCGTTATGGTCTGACGTTGTCTAGCTATCTCCAACCAATCGAGGAGTTCACCTACGGGTTAAAGGATGTAACAGACTCATGTGTGTTTGCTAAAAGCAGAAACTTGGATGAAAGAGCTACAGACCTGAGGACGAAATGGGATAGTTTTGCCACCCCTATCGCCTTCTGTTTGGATCATTCCAAGTTTGACTGCCATGTTAGTGTTGATTTGCTCAAGCAAGAGCATTGTTACTATAGGAAATTTTTCCCAGGTGACAAGGTTCTTAAGAAACTTCTATCCCAACAAATCACCAACCGCGGGGCGACAAAGAACGGAACAACTTACAAAACCACCGGAACAAGAATGTCTGGGGACCCCAATACGGGTCTAGGGAATTCCATCCTCAATTACGGGATGCTCAAACACGCGTTCAGGCGAGTTAGGGCAGCCTTTTACATCGATGGGGATGATTCAGTTGTTATCATCGAGAGCAGTGACCAAAACAAGATCGACAGTGGTTGTTTTGCATCTTTAGGGATGGAGACCAAGGTCGAGGTCGCCTCGATTTTTGAACATACCGAATTTTGTCAGTGTAGGCCTGTCTTTGATGGGCTAAAATGGCATCTAGTTCGCAACCCACATAGAACTTTGGCTCGTTTGCCTTGGATTGTAAAGAAGAACCATCTCTTGCAAACTAAGGTATATCAAGAGCGTGGGTTTGTGTGAGCTTGCACTGAACATGGGAATTCCAGTTTTGCAACAAATAGCATCCCTCATGGTCGAGAGGGGAGAAGGAA